AGCTACGTAAACCCAGGAGAGAATAGGAACAGGTGTCTAGTAGCATTTAGAAAAGATGGAAGAACTCAGTACGCAAACTACGCAGCTTGATATAATTATATTTTCAATATTTGTAGCACTAGCATACATGACAAAAATTCTCATAAGAGATATTCCAGAAGACAATGATACGAACAATAAAGAATAAATGGAACAATAAAAAACCAGAAAGTAAAGTAGTGTTCATAATATTTGTACTACAGATCACCTGGCTTGTAACCATACTTGTCGCACATTACATTTTTAAACTATGGCAATAAGAAAAACAACAAAAGGTAAAGGAAGAAATTTTAGAACTACAGAAGAAGGGGCAGGCATGACCGCTAAAGGCGTTAGAGAATATAAACGCAAAAATCCTGGTAGTAAATTAAAAACAGCTGTAACAGGTAAAGTAAAACCTGGTAGCAAAGCAGCTAAGCGTAGAAAGTCATTTTGCGCTAGATCTAAAGGTTGGACCGGTGAAAGAGGTAGAGCCGCTAGACGTAGATGGAAATGTTAAAAAAATATTTATATAATCTTGCTATGAAATCACCGATACGCAAGTGGGCTTTATCTTTAACAGGCTGGAAATGGTGGTTTTATCAAGTAGTAATTGGTGGCATTGGGTTTATATTAATAGAATACTTATTAAATAAAATAGGTATGACTATGTTACCTTGGTAAGAAAGACATGAAATCAAGAGGATTAGGAGATAGTATACATAACTTCACAAGTAAAACTGGTATTAAGTCTGTAGTAGATAGAGTATCAGATGGTTTAAATATACCTTGCGGATGCGAAGGTAGACGTGAAGCTTTGAATATGTTGTTTCCTTATAAAAACAAATAATTATGGGTAAAATTAGTCCGGCGTGTAAAGCCGCAGCAAAACGTAAATTTAAAGTATGGCCTAGCGCTTATGCTTCAGGGTGGGGTGTAAGATGTACTAAAGCAGGTGGTCCAGGTAACTACGGTGGTAGTGGTAAAAAGAAGAAGTGATGAAGAAAGACTACAAGAAAAAACCTAAATGTTGGACTGGCTATAAACAAGTTGGTTTTAAGAAAAAAGGCGGTAGGCGTGTACCTAATTGTGTAAAAAAATAAAGTTATGATAAAGGATAAGCAATTAAAAGAAGTTGTAAAACAACTTAAAGGTGCATCAAAAATGCACGCACGACAAGCAAAAAAAGTACAAGCGCATATAGATGCTATGAAAAAACCTAAGATGCTTAGGAAAAAAAGAAAATCCTGTGTATAATGCCAAAAAGTAAAGTAAAAGGTGGTGGAACAAGAAAGGTTTGTTTGCCATACGCAAAATATAAAAGCATGAGTAAAGAGCAGAGGCAAAAAGTAATTAATGCCAAGAGATCTGCTGCAGCTCAAGGAAAATATAAAAGATCTAGTAAGTCTAATGTAAAAGGCGCTAGAAAAAAAGGAGCTACACTACGTGACTGGTTCCAAAAAGAAAACTGGGTTAACATAGCCAATGGCAAGCCATGCGGAGAGTAATATGGAAAATTTAGTATCAAAAGAATATAAAGAGCTATTAGAGAAAAAACATAACGGCAAATTTAAGTCGTGGGGAGGAGCTGTGCGAGGTATGGAACAAGACATACATAAATACTTAGTAATATCAAAGGCTAAGTCCATATTAGACTACGGCGCAGGTGCTAGTGATTTTAGAAAGGCTATAGAATTTACATACGGCCACGAAACATTACCATACACTGTACACGAGTATGAGCCAGGCATACCAGAGCTTGCAGGCGATCCACCTATTTGTGATGCTACTATATGTATTGATGTACTTGAGCATATTGAACCAGATAAAATTGATAACGTACTACAACACATAAACGACAAAACAAATAATTGGGTTTTGTTTAAAGTGTGTTTACGTGCGGCAAATGGAGCGTTTCCTACTGGAGAAAACTTACATTTAACTATACGAAAAGCCGATTGGTGGCTAGCAAAATTTTCAAAGTATTGGTACTCAATTAACATTAGTACTAATAACGCAGGGCATTTAAATTATCTAGCTGTTAAAAAATGAAATTTAAATTTTTTGATTTAAACGAAAATGGTAAATATGATTGGTGGGAATATATATTACCAATCGTTATAGTTCTGATTATTGAGGTTATAGCTGAGATTATAGCTAGATTTTTGATACCTTAGTTTTCTGTGGCGCACTTCTTATTATCTTTTGACCCTTCATCCAACCAGTATATTCAACTTTATTTCTTTTCAGATCGCTTAATAAATACCAGTTAAGCAAACCATCACGTTCTAATTTACTAATATATTGATTTTCTAAATTGCGATCATGCGCAGAGTGCTTTGTAGTATATAAAGGTAAATGCCAACTATGAGGATCTGCTTCACCCTTACCTTTCTTAGTTCTCTTATCATAAGTATCTTGACTTACACTCTTGTGAAAAAAGTCAAAGCCAATAATACTCAAGCTCTTTTGAGTTTTAATTTCCCTAATAAAGTATAGTATTGTTAGAAACCCAGCTGAAGGCCTGAGCTTTAGACTGTATAGTGAATTACCAAAGCCGTTCCATAATGTTTCTAGCTCTTGATCTGTCCACATCTGAGTATAAGGCATATCTTTCGGTAAATGCTCTTCTAACACCCAGTTTTTAATTAGAAAATTACCACGGCATCTGTTTAATAATATCTCAGTATTTTTAAATTTACCGTGAGTAAATTCTTTTTTTCTTTTTTTATATATAGGAGCTCTGAACTGACCTGTAACCCAGATGTCTGTTCTGCTACCTAGTATATCTTCTTTATCATCAGCGATACTATCAACGGCTCTACCAAAGCGTACAACAATATCATGGCTGTCTATAAACTTACCATGTTTATGATGCATCAACTCAACAGAGTTGCCAACAAGTATTACTGATTTATTTTTTACAAGCTGTTGTATACGTTCCACCACTCCTCTGATAACTCATCATCTTTGTACTTGTCAAACCAAGGACCGCCATTAGTATAATGTATTGCTTTTATGTTATCATGTTTTTCATAATAACCTACTAGGTGATTATACTCAACGGGTATCTCAGCTATTTCACTCTCATCTATCCACTCAAACTGATGTAATTGTTGTGGTGTAGCATTATCTAAATATTCTTTAGTTAAAATGTCTTTTAGTTTCTCACAGTTAAAAACCATTAATGAGCTCCAACATTTCTTTGGATACATTTTGTTTTTAACTCCGTCCATCTTTGTTCCTTTAACATTATCAAGATCGTGTTTTACTACTGCTACTGTTTTATCTCCTAAGTACTGTACAACCTCTTCCGGATCACACTTCCAAACGAAGTCGTTATCACAGAATATAGCTATACCGTTCCAGTTATTACATAAAGGTGTATAAAACCTTGTAAAAGAAAATTCTGTTGATTCGTTAGGTACATCTTCTCTACCGTAAACACCACGCTTAACTAATTGCGCTTTTACTAGAGACATAACCTCATGATCACCGTGATCTAATATAGATTTTCTAACTACTTTAGTAGCTTGTGGATGACGTGAATCACTTCCTATAAATATTCTCATGCTATAAATTTTAAAATTGTTTCAAAGTTATTTAATCGTACCATGTTTGGACCATCGCTTAGAGCGTTGTCTGGGTCTGGATGTACCTCAAAAAAGTAACCATCAACATCAACTGCTTGTGCTAGCTTAGCAATATATGGTGCATATTTTCTATCACCACCACTTTTATTACCAAGAGCGCTAGGCTTTTGAGTTGAATGTGTAACGTCCATAACTATAGGTACGTTAAATTTTTTCATATCTAGTATCTGCCTGAAATCTACGACTAAGTTACCTAAGCCGAACATAGTTCCACGTTCAGTTACCATTATATTATTATTACCTGTGTTTTGCACTTTTTTAATTGGATGTTCCATATTGTCACCACTCATAAACTGTGCTTTCTTTATATTAACTGTTCTACCAGTTCTACCAGCAGCTAATAAAAGATCTGTTTGCCTACACAAAAAAGCAGGTATTTGTATAACATCAACAACATCTTTTACTTGTATAGCTTGCACCGGTTCGTGTATGTCTGTTGTTATCTTGACATCAAACGTTTCTTTTACTTTAGCTAATATCTCTAAACCCTCTTGTAAACCTGGTCCTCTGTACGAGTCTACAGAAGTTCTATTTGCTTTATCAAATGAAGCTTTAAATATATAATCAAAACCATATTTAGCTGTAAGTTCTTTTACCTTCTCTGCTATCTTCATACATGTGTATTCGCTCTCAATAACACACGGTCCTGATATTATAAACTTATCCATTAACATCTTCAATTGTATTTATCTCTCTACCATCGTATATAACTCTACAAACTTTTATACCATACAAACCTAAATATCTATTTTGTTCTAAGTTTTCTTGTGGGTATTCGTTAGTCAATAAATCATAACATTGTAAAGCATAAGGCTTATACATATATATACCAATATGCCTATCACCATAACCTATGTCAGATCTTGT